AAAGTACGCATGGGGGCACTTTAGCACGTTAAATTCCCACAGTGAGGTGGCTATGGAAAGTACGCATGGGGGCACTTTAGCGCACTAAAGCGTGCTGTGACACCCCGGGGGGTGGGGTATCAACTATGTTACACTATATTAAACAAAAAGTTTAGTAATATGAAACATCACATAATCAATATGTGGCATTGTATACCGACCGGTAAGTATATTAATATGTATTGCGCCACCGCTCTAATATGTTAGCACTTTATTGTACTAAAGTGTATTAGTTATAACTTTTTTCTATTAGACAGAAAATTCCCCATGTGATAAAATATAAATACAAGAAAGGAGATAAATATATGAACATTAAATCCCGAATCCAAACCCAGCATCCAAACCTTAATTCACACCTACTTTGTTCCCGTGACACCCTCTACATCACATCCAATAAGTCCAAGGACGAGCAATACATTTATCCTTTAGCAAATATAGCTTTGATAGAATTCAAGCTTGCATTAGACGTTCTGGATGCTACAGAGCGTGTTAATTACGATGTTGCGCCAATGGAGACACTAATTTGTCTTACAACTGTAAGAGGTTCAACAATGTATTTTCTTGCTAGGAACAGTTCAATCACATTTGATTATTACGGATATGAGGATGAGTAAATGAAGCGTATAGAACTTATAAATATATTAAAGAATTTCTGTTTTAATCAATTATCGTGTACTGATTGTCCATTATATGAACAACCTGTATGTATGTTTAAGGATATGACAATTGTAGCATTAAAAGAAGCTTATAAGAAAGTAAAGGAGTATGAAAATAATGATTGAGAAAGCAGTACAAATAATGACAGAGCCATATAAAACACGACCTTTAGAAGAATTAAGATGTATTTCTACTAAAAAATGGACTAAAGATGAGTTAAGCGCATTTGGAAAGTTTCGTGGCGGTGATTTAGACAATTTTGTAAAAGAATGGGAAACTATATGTAATAAATTAAATCCGAATCGTAACAAGAGTTACATATTTTAGAAAGGAGAAATATATGTTTGCTATTATTGCTATTGGTGCTATTTGTTCAATTATCTATGTTGTACCTATGATTAAAATGCTACATGACATTAACCGCTAATATCTCTATTGTTATTATATCACATGTCAAGGGTTCTGTAAATAGAACCCTTTTCATAGTTCTATGAATTCTATTCATTTTACATATGGTTCGAGTTATGATAAAATATAGACATAAAAGAAAAGCGGGGTATTAGTTATGGAAAATGAAAAGAACTATTCAAGAAACACATTAATACGAACAGATACGGTTATTGTGAAAGTAGCATATTGGAAAGGTAGATTACAAAGATTCGAGTTTTATTTTTATGAACCAAATAAACCAGTTCCAAAAAAGCAAATATTTGTTCAGTTAGACGGGAAGGTGATTGTAGAATGAGGAAATTAACAACAAGAGATATTAATAACTTATCAAGAGAGTTATCTAAGTCATATGTAGGATATAATGAAAAAATTGGTATTGCAAACGGATTAAAGATATTAGGATATATTACAGAATCTTGTTTTTTGTTACTTTTAGATAATTTTGAAGCACAGGCTTTTGAGCAAATACCTGTTAGTCAAGAGGTTTATAAGCATATTCTTATGAGGGGGTAATAGTATGGCAAGAGGTGGCGTTAGGCATAAAGTTAATTTAGATTATACAATAGAAGATTTTAACAAGTTAAGTATTAAAGCGGCTAATGAAGTATTAGACAGGTTGGCAAAACGATATAATCAAAGAATAAAATCTTTCTATAAGGCAGACCCATATAACGCACAAAAAATATATGAGTTTCAGAATGTTAATGTAGGTAATATGGTCTTTTCACGTAAGAAAGCAAAGAATATAAATGAAGCTAGAGAAAGATTTGCAAAAATGTATAAATTTTCTCAGTCAAAATATTCTAGTATTACTACTTTTAAAAAGGCAAGACAAAAAGCAATGAATCAGTTAGCCGAAAATGTAGGTCTTGTGGGAAGTAATAAAGATTCTACAATGTCTAATAAAGATAAAGAGCTTTTAACAGGTTTTTTTGACTACATCTATCAGGATTTAAAGATGGATAAAGCTGAATATAACTATCGTGAAATAGCCGATTTTTTCTCTTCTTATAAGTTGACAGAAAAAGAAAAGACAGAAAGATTAGAGAATATTAAAGAAGCTTGGCGAAATTATAGTAGGACTAACCAATCATTAGCTATGTATAACGTGAGACAAAGACAGCAGATGATTAAAGAAGGAATTATTAAAAAAGGCGATAATCGACCGTTTAGTATGATTATTCGTGAAGAATGGGAAAAAGAAAACAAGGAGTAGTAATTATGAAGCAAGTAGTATATAAAGATAGAAATATTGATATATATGATATAGAGGACGTTTTACAGTCCTCTATTCTTGCTGATATTAAAAAGCTTATTAATTACGATACTGATATAATTGTACAGAAACATAGAAAATATGATGATGAGTATTATTATAATTATCCTTGTAGTTTTGACACTGAGACAACAACTGTATTAGGGCATACAATGTGGAATAATTCTGATGATGCAATAGGTTTTACATATCTATTTCAATTTAATCTTTTTGGTACTGTATTTATGTTTCGAAAAGAAACTGAGGTTATGCAGTTTTTAGAGCAGGTTGCTAATAATTTTGAAACATTTCGTTATAGAATTGTTTGGTATGTTCATAACTTGTCTTATGAATGGCAGTTCGTTAAAGATTGGTTAAATATAGTTCCAGATACTGTTTTCGCTACTGAAAAGCGAAAAATCGTATCTTTTCGTACTGAATATAATATGGAATTTAGATGCTCTTATAGATTAACTAATATGAATTTAGAGAAATTAACACAGGATTATTCAAGATTTTATGTTAAAGAGAAAGAAATTATGGATTATGACGTATATCGTGATGCATATACGCAGTTAGATAATAATACATTACTTTATTCTGCACTCGATGTGCTGGCTCTTTCTGACGCATTAAAAGGGTTTATGAAAGCTAACACTTTTACAATTAAAGATAATAGGCCAACTAGTACTAGTATTGTTCGCCATGCAGTTCGTGAAGTTATGCTTAATAAGGAAAACAGGCAGTATACAAAAGATGTTATAAGAAGAACAGCATTAAATGAAGAACAATATAAGCTTATGTTAGATTTAAAAGCTGGTGGAAATACGCATGCAAATAGGGAATATGTAGGAAAGAAACTTTATAATTTAGGACATGGTGATTTTACGTCTAGTTATCCGTATCAAATGATATGTAATAATTCATATCCTATGTTTGCTTTTAAATCTGAAAATTTCATGAAAGATGGTTTTTTTGATTATTCTGCTTATAAAATGATGGCTAAGCAGTATTGTATTATAAGTCGTTTTCAAATTACAAACCCACGCCTTAGAACCGATAAATATGTGCCTATTCCTTATTTATCATTGTCAAGGTGTTTTAAAACAAGCGGTTCTTGTTCTGAATTAGGGTATGATAATGGACGTATTACAGATTTTAGAGGAACTATTGATGTTGCTTTTTACGATGAAGAATTTATTAAATGTTTTATAGATCAATACGATTTTGACAATATTGTATCTTACGACAGTTATATTTCTATGAAGGGTTTTTTACCTAAATCACTTCGAAGTGCTGTATATTCGTACTATGAAAAGAAAACAGAATTAAAAGGCGTAGAAGGTTCTGAATATGAATACATGAAATCAAAAAATTGTGTTAATGGTATTTTTGGTATGTGTTATACTGACCCTATTAGAGAAATGGTAATACTAAATCCGGAAACTATGCTTTTAGAAGAACAGACTAGCGTAATAAGCATACAGGAACAATTAGACGATTATTATTCTAAGCGTACAACGTTTTTAGCTTATCAATGGGGTTCATATACAGCCATGTTAGGTCGTGTTGCATTGCAGTCTATGATTAATCTTTTTGACCCACATGATGTTGTATATTGTGATACAGATAGTTGCTTTTTCTTGCATCCAGAGAAATATACTGATATAATCAGTGATTATAACAAGAATCTTTTGGCAAGCTACATTACAATAGATAAAGATTACGTTAAGAATTATGCCACAACAAAAAAAGGAGTTAATAAATATTTGGGTATTATTGATATGGAAGATAATGCTGATATTTTTGTAACCCTTGGTGCTAAGAAATATTGTCAGCAGATTAAAGACAAGTTTGAAATAACAATCGCAGGTGTTCCAAAAAAGATTGGTTCTAAGATTATGGCCACACCTAATAATTTTAGAACTGGTTTTCTTTTTGGTGAAGAGTGTGGTAAAAAAAGACTTGCGTATAATGATTGTGAACACGTACAAAGAGTAAAGACGGCACAAGGATTTTTTAATATTTATAGTAATGTAGCTATGCTAAAGACAACTTATCTGTTAGATATTACAGATAGATTTGAAAAGGTTGTAGAATTTATACAGGCTGAAAGCTATGAAGATTATGAACTAGTTTAAAAAAAGATGTTGACAAAATAAATCTAATATGATATATTATAAGTGTAAAGAAAATAACAACACATAAAAGAAAGGTGGACAACATGAAAGTATTAAGAACTAACATTGAATCAAAAGTAGAACAGTTTAAGGCAGTTAAAAATGCACACAGCGTTAAAGACCTTCCAGACGGCTTTGAATTAGGGCTCGAATTTATTAATTACATTGACGAAAAACAGGATGGCAAAGAAGTTGAAATCCTTGCTGTTAAGGGTTCAGACAACGAATATTACGGTACAAACAGTACGACATTCATTCATGATTATCTTGAAATTGTTGATATGTTTGTTGATTGTGATGAGACATTCACAGTCGTTAAAGACAGCAATGTATCTAAAGCTGGTAGACAGTTTGTATATGCTAGATTAGCTTAGACCCTCCTTTTAAGTTTTCATAAATTTATCCCATGATTGGCCACTAGAAATAGTGGCCTTTCTCAATATAGAAAGGAGTAAAATATGAGTCTATATGATAAAAATGGTTGGTTAAATTTTAACTATATATTAGGGTATAACCCAACGTTTATTATTATGGTTGGCGCAAGACAGGTCGGTAAAACTTACGGTGTTCTTAAGAGGTCTTTAGAAGAAAACTGGTTCCCAATGTTAGTTAGAAGAACACAAGATGAAATAGACTTATGCTGTAATGAGAAATATAATCCATATCGACAACTTAATGAAGATTTGGGAACTGATGTACATATTTTGAGAGAAAAAAACAGTGCAAGAATAGCAAAAGTTGTAGGATATAATGAAGATGATAAACCTGTTTATGAAGATATCGGTGTAGCTGTATCGCTTAAAAGTGTTTCTAAATATAGGGGCTTTGGCGGTGGATTGATAACTGATATTATTTATGACGAATTTATTCCAGAAAATCATGTTAACAGAATTAAAAATGAGGGTGATGCTGTAACTAATATGTATGTAACTGTTGCAGGTAATAGAGAACTGTTAGGTAAAAAACCTTTGCGTATGTGGATGATGGCAAACTCTAATAATATTTATAATGCAGTTCTTGAAACATTTAATTTAGTTGACATTTACGATGAAATGCAAAGAAAAGGACAGGAAGTTAAATATATTAAAGAAAGAGGAATTTTGCTTTTAAATATCATGAAGTCTCCTGTTTCTGAGAAAAGAAAACAAACAGCATTATTTAAAGCGATAGGCAATGATAGTGAATTTGCAAAGATGGCAAATAGCAACGAATTTTCTTATAATGATGGTGCACACATTATGAGAAAATATAACAACCCTAAGGACTTAACACCTATTTGTCAGTTTGGTAAAATTTATTTATATTTTTCTAAGTCTCGTTCCGATTTTATGTTTATTTCGAACCACAAATATTGTGAATTTAGCGAATATTATGACGGTAATAAGGATAGCAAGAAAGCCTTTAAAATGAAATATTCCATTTACGGTGAATGGGATGCAAGGGGGTGGATATATTATGAGTCATATTCGTGTAAATATAGATTTTTGGATGCTCTTGATAGAATGAAACTATTGACATAATAAAAAATAATGTTATAATAATTGTGAAGCTAGTTGTATGCATCGTTCTCAAAGGTTGGAATACACCGATGCAGGATAGAGAGTCCACCTTTACGACTGGCTTCATTTTAATTTTTAGAAAGGATTGACCTCTGTTTTTTTCTCTTCTTTTTCAATTTGTTTAAGGTGGACTCAGAAAGGACACAAAATGGATATTAACGCAATTATTCAAGCAATCGGTACAGTAGGTTTTCCTATTGTGTGTGCTGTTGCGATGGGATGGTATGTTAAGTATAGCACAGACCAGAACAGAACAGACATTGAAAAGTTAAACGAACAACATCGACAGGAAATGGCAGATGTAACTACAGCGTTGAATAATAACACATTGGCTATTCAGCATTTGTGTGATAGTCTTAAAGGCGGTGAAGAAAAATGAGAGTTTACTTATCACCCTCGGGTCAGATTCATAACGAATATGCATATGGCAACTATACAGAAGCACAGGTTTGCAGGATGATTGCAAGCAAATGCAAATCCTATCTTAATAAGGGTGGTGCCGATGTTGTTGTAGCTGAACCATATGACAACGATGCACAGTGGAAAGCACGTATTAATGAATCAGATAATTTTAAAGCCGATTATCATGTGCCAATTCACACAAATGCAGGTGGTGGACACGGTGTGAGAGTGTTCACATCTAAGAAAAACATCGATGATGAACGTGCTATTAGATGTTGTGCAAATATTAAAAAGATTCTGCCAGATAAATTTAAAAAAGGTGGTATTTCTGTACAGAATAATTTGTATGAGATTAATGCACCAAAAGCAAAGACAATATATATAGAATGTGCTTTTCACGATAACAAAGGAGAATCACAGTGGATTGTCGAACATGTAGATGCATTAGGAAAGGCTATTGCAGAAGCTTTACTTCTTAAAGAAGTAAAAGAAAATAGTGAACTGTATAGAGTACAGGTCGGGGCTTATTCTAAAAGAGAAAATGCAGAAAATATGGCAAAAGAGCTTGAAAGTAAAGGTTATAAAACGATTATCAAAGTAGATGGGATTGATTAAATGGCATTCACACCGCGTTTAAATTCTGCCGGAATGAAGGGCAGTAAATATTATTATAGCGATAATGTATTTTACAACGCTAACCTTGGCCCTCAACAGACAGGTGGAAATTGCACGTGGTATGCATGGGGAAGGTTTTACGAAATACGTAAAAAGTATCCATCTGGCTTATCAACTTCCGATGCTAAAAACTGGTATAGTAGAACAACAGGTTATGCAAAAGGTAAGACACCTAAGCTTGGCGCAATTGCATGTTGGGAATACAGAAATGGTGGAGCGGGTCATGTTGCGGTCGTTGAGCAAATAAAACCTAATGGCGATATAGTGACAAGTAACAGTGGTTGGAGTTCTGGAAAATATTTTTGGACTGAAACTGTTACTAAATCCAGTGGTTATATTCCATCGTGGGCTAATGCTCGTTTACAAGGTTTTATCTATGTCGATATTGATACAGGCACAATTGCACCTGTTGACTTACATTGGATATCTATTACAAAATATCCAGATAGTTATACGGGTAACGATAGTCAAAACAATGCTTATTGTGTTGCTAATGTGTTACTTAATTATGGTTGGTCGATTAATGCAATATGCGGAGTTCTTGGTAATATGACCATAGAAAGCTTTATTTCGCCGACTTTTAAAGAATATGGTGGGGATGGTTATGGTTTGGTGCAATGGACACCATCGACAAACATTACTAACTATATGCAAAAGAAGAATCCTAATTGGAGAAACAGTGTAGACATACAGGGAAATTTGCAGTGCCAAAGGTTGGAAGATGAAAGACACGATAACCCGCGTGAGTGGTATTTATTTTCAAATGTACCTGTACAGTATCGAACCTATGATACTATGGATAAATTTGCAGTAGGTGAAAGCGACCCTGCTAAAATGGCAGGTTGTTTCGTTTATTGTTATGAACGACCCGGAAACTATTCTACATTATCGAAAAGACAAGAATATGCTAAGTATTACTGGAACTTATTAAAAGATTATGTGCCTTTGTCTCCAACTGGCAGGGGCGAAAGAACAGGCATGCCAATATGGATGTATCCTGTTCTTAGAAGAAAGATATAAGAGGTGGACATTATGTTACAGGAAACTAGAGACGCTATTGTTAATTTTTTAGGTGATAGAACAGATGATGAAGCAATCGCTTTATTAGAAACAGTAGACAATGAGGGTGTAGATACTGAGAACTGGAAAGAAAAATATGAACAGAATGACAAAGAATGGAGAGAGAAATATACATCACGTTTTAAATCTTCTCCTCTTCCTATCACAACAAATAAACCAGAAGATAATACACCAGACCCAGAAGAAAGAAACGAATCATTAAATCTTAACGAATTATTATATGGAAAGGAAGAATAATCATGGCAACTAAACCGAGAATGGTCACAAACACTGGCATTACAGCAGACATTATTAACGCAGTCCGCAATTCTGCCACAACTAATTACAGAGAGCATGTACCATACATTACGCCCGATAGCGATTCTTTAAGAGGTATTGGCGCAATTATTATGGATAATCCTGCTCTAGAAAATGAATTTATTAACACTCTTGTTAACAGAATTGCATTTGCAAGAATTGCTTCTAGAATGTATTCTAACCCTCTTAAGACTCTTAAGAAGGGTGTTATCGATACAGGTGAAACTGTAGAAGATATCTTTGTCCAGATTGCAGACGTATATCAGTATCGGACAATCGGCGGCATTGACGATGGTTCTACAGCCGAAAAACTTTTTAAGAAATATGATTCTGATGTAAGAACAGCTTTCTATATCATGAATAGTCAACTTACTTATCCGGTAACAGTTAACAGGGCACAGCTTAAAACAGCATTCCGCTCCTTTGCAGGTATGGATGAATTAATTAGTGCATTAATTCAGTCTGTTTATAGTGCCGCACAATATGACGAGTTTATCGTAACAAAATACTTAATTGCACAGCAGATTTTAAACGGTAGACTTTCTTACTACACATACAGTACAGGTTCAGATAAGTATATTAGTGCCGCAACTCAGTTAAGAAAAGCTTCAAACGATTTTAAATTTATGTCGACAGAACATAATATTGCAGGCGTTTTGACTTATACAGAAGATAGTAAAAAGGTTATTTTAATCAATACAGACTTAGATGCAAATGTTGATACTAATGTATTGTCAGCGGCTTTCAATCTTCCTTATGTTGATTATTTAAACAGAAGGATTCTGGTTGATGGTTTCGGTCAGCTTGATATTGCAAGACTAAATGTAATCTTTAAAGATGACCCAACATATACGGAACCGTCTAGCAATGACATGGAATTTCTTAATAGTGTCGGTGCTGTTCTCATTGATGAAGATTTTGTACAGATTTATGACAACGTTTTTGAAATGCGAGATATGCCAGTTGCAAATACTCTGAATCATAATTACTTCTTGCATATGTGGCAGACATATGCTGTTAGCCCGTTTGCTAATACAGTAGCTTTTGTTCCTAGTGGACTGGTTGTAGAACAGACAAGTGATAATACAACAATCACACCAACTGCAACAGCAATTAGTGCTACATTAAGAAATGGACAGACAAAAGGTATTTTGTCAGCTACAGTTAGTACAACAACAGGTGCACCACACACGGTTAACTGGATTAAAACTGGCGGTACAGGTGAAGGCGAAGTACATGGGGATGGTACATGGGTAGCAACAAAAGCTGGTACAATTACTGCAAAAGCACAGCTTGTGTCTAATCCTACAATCGAATCAGCAGTTGTAACAATTACAGTAGCATAATATAAAGGGGTGGCTATAAGCCACTCCTAACTAATTAGGAAGGAGTAACCATAATGGCATATGTAACGCCGGATTCAGCTGTATATATATTAAGCGGTGTTGAGTGCGATAAAAATTTTGACCATGTTAAATGGTTCAATTCCAAATCTGAACAATATAACTACATGATTGACCACAGGATTAAAAGTTATGATAATGTTTCTTATGTCAGAGACGGTGTTGTTATGATGGATGCTTGGGCTGATGATATCTATTCAGCCAATTATATGATGTTCAGAAACACTGCTTTTAATGACAAATGGTTTTATGCGTTTATTACTGAAATAAGATGGGAAAATAACAGAACAGCAGAAGTACATTATGTAATGGATTTGTGGCAGACATGGTGGATGGACTGCAAGGTTGGCGCGTGTTTTGTTGAAAGAGAACACGTGCTTGATGATACGATAGGTTTACACACTATTCCAGAAGGTATCGAATATGGTATGTTAAAGGTTACAAGTGATGAAGCAATAACTGAATTTACTAAAGATATTGTATATGGCGTTGAAATTGTTATTAGTGAGGAACAATTATCAGGTATCCAGAATCAGCCGAAATGGTTTAATGGAAAAGTGCTAGGAAGAGTTTTCCAAGGCGCAAAGATTGGAATAACTACAGATGCTGAGGGGTTGTTAGATTTTTGCCAGAACATAATCACTGCTGGTTACACTAACACCATTCAACAGATTTTTACTATTCCAAAAGATTTAGCCCCTACTAATGAAGAAGGATTTTACGGTAAATCACCAGAACTTCCGACTATTCCAGTAAGATTTGGTGATTTTAAGCCGAATAACAACAAACTATATTGTGCGCCTTATTCTCAATTTTTAATCTATTCGCCAACTGGCGATAAAATGGTTTTAGATCCAGAGAAATTTACTGACAGAAGTAAAAGACGCTTATCTATATATGGCAATGCTGGAGTTATGCCACAGGTTACAGTATCACCTCGTGATTATAATGGTGTAGATGGGCGTGATAATACACAGGGATTTACACTCAATTACGGTGTAAAGGGTTCTTTTATGTATGACGCATATCAAGCAGAACTTGCATCTTATGGCACTCTTACAGGCTTAGACGCTGAACCTGTTGGTTTATGGGGTGCTGTTAATAAATATGTTTTACCATCCATTGGTAACGCCGCTGGAACAGTTGGTGGAACAATAGCAGGTGTAACAGGAATAGGCACTGGCAACGTTATACAAGGTGTAGGCGGTGTTGCGGCGGCAGGAAATTCATTTAATTCTATTGTGCAAACGGTTGGACAATGGAGTAAAGATAGCCATGACACTTCCAGATTAAACGGTAACTCTGCAGGTAATATTTTATGGTCTCGCCATTTACAGGAAATAAGAGTACAGGTTAAACAAATTAGAGAAGAATATGCAAGAATTGTAGACAAATTCTTTGATATGTACGGATATAAGGTCAATACTGTTAAACGCCCACAGATGGAAGGACGGCCAGCATGGAATTATGTAAAATGCGCTAATGTTGCTCTTACAGGTTCTGTTCCGTCAGATGCACAAGATTTAATTAAAAGTGTACTCGAACATGGTGTAACGTTTTGGAAAACCACTTTTCATAATTATTCAGCAGACAATAGCATTTAAGGGGGTGTAAACTTGAGCAGAGCTAAAAGAAGATTTTTCCAGCGCGCATTTAAAGAAGGAATTGAATATAACAAGTGGCTAATTAAGTTTGCTAATAACGCAATAGCTTCTTATAGAGTTGAAGGACTTCCAGAAGAGATTGACCCAAGATGGTTAGCTATTAAATTATTTGAACTAGGTTCAGTAGCTTTCTTTTATGACAGTGATGCACAGGAGTATGCTTGTATGCAGTACAGTACATTAGGCTATTACGACTGTTACGGAAATCCAACTAAAATTAGAGTGTGGAATGCTTGGACAGGATATAATAAGGAACTGAGTGAAGGTGAATTTGTAATAATTTGGGATAATTGGCTAAGAACATGTAACTATCGCTCTTTTATTAACCTTGCTTACAGATTGTGGAGAATTGACGGAACGGTTGATGTTAATGTAACAGCTCAGAAAACACCAGTTATTGTAACTTGTACAGAAAACAATATGCTAACGCTTAAAAACATGATTGCTAAGGTTGATGCAGACGAACCTTATATACCTGTATCTACTAAAATTAATTTAGAAGATATTAAAGCCATTAATCTTAATGCGCCGTTTAATGCACTCGATATGCTAGAAGTACAGCAGAGATTATATAATCAAGGTAATTCGATGCTTGGCATTACCTCAGTTATCAGCCAAAAGAAAGAACGTATGATTACAAGTGAAGTAGATAGTGCTAACGCTGATGCTTTAGCGAACAGACGTTCTAGAACCATGGCAAGGGACTACGCTTCACAGCAGATTAAGAAGCTGTTTGGAGTGGATGTGCAGTGGATTTTTGATAATGGTGATGAACCTAATAAAGAGAGTGATGGCAAAAGCGATTGGGGGGCTTTGAAAGAAGAGTCCTTAGCAACGTCAATGATTAGGAGGTGACATAGATGAGTGTTTACACAACGCAGATACGTTATATTTGCGAATCTTTAGCAGGATATGACAGAAGCAAGGGGTATATGACCATTGACGAAATCATTGACAAATCATGGAATAAAATATTCCCACCATCGTTCAAAGCTTTTACTCCGGAATACACACCAGTACTTGCAAAAAAGATTCTAAAGTGGTATTATACAAGAGAGATAGGAAGTGAAACATTTGGCCTTTTCCAGTTAAGGCTAGATGCCAAATTATCTGTAATTATGCCTTATTACAACAAAATATACAGTGCATTTGCGACAGATTATGATTTGCTTAAAGATACTGATATCCAAACAACCCATACTCGCAAAACAGATGGTGACAGCTCAGCATCTACAAATGGTACCACAAACAGTTCCAATACGGACAAAGTAACAGGCCGTCATTCCAACACACCGCAAGGTGGATTAGATGGGATTGAATCAAATAGATATCTTTCAAGTGCTGATATTACAGATAGTGCAAACAAATCGGCATCGGATAGTAATTTAGATGGCACATCTAATTTTAATACAACCGAAGATTTTGTAGAACGTGTCGTAGGTAAACGTACTGCTATGACCTATACAGGAATGATTAGTGAATATGTGGAAAAGTTGAAAAACGTTGACCGCATGGTCATTAATGAACTTGATGAGCTATTTATGCAAATTTGGGATTGGGGTGACTTTGATGGGATTTAAACCGCTAAACAGACCGAATAATTTTATGTATGGGGCTAAGCCTTGGGAACCGGCCATTTATGACGAAAATATCACTCCACTTGAACAGTTAAATAAATTAGCACATAAGCTCAATGAGATTATCGGTGATGATACAAACGTAAAAAATAATGTTGATAAGTTATTAGGCGTTTGGAAAGATGTATTTATGGCTAAAGCTGGTTATATACCGGCTATTGAAACTATCTATTCCGAAAATCCATTAAAAGGTAATATTACTGGTAATGTAGTTATTGACGGAAAAGAAAAAGACTATGAATTAATAGAAGGAAAATATGTCTATTTTGATGATAGATATAAACCTGTTAGTTTAATGTGTTCAACAGAAAGTAAAAAGGACGGTTCTTTTTATTTTTGTAATATGATTTGGGAATATTGGAACGGAAAAACATACGAACCGTATCAATATAATAACGATGTATGGGCTTCTATAAGTAAAATTTATCTTCCTACAAAAGGTGACAATTTTAAATATAGAGTTAAAATGCAAGACAAAAATTACACTGCATATGCATATATTAATATAATGATTACTTCTGCTATTTATGCAGAAAAAATCATCATTGAACCAACTAACGCTAGTTTAGTAGTAGGTGAAAAAATTAAAATAACTAGTAGAATAGAGCCGGAAAATACAAGTGATAAGACATTATATTGGTCATGCGATAATAATAATTGTATTGTTGAAAACGGAACTGTAACAGCAATACGTGAAGGTAATTGTAATATATTTTGCAGAACAAAAAACGGTATTGTAGCTAGTTGTAATATTACTATTAACACTCTAAAAACCTATACAGGTGAATATATTATAACACCAAAAGTTGAGCCAATAGTTTTAGATACTGATAATTCTATTTTGACAGATGATGTTAACATAAAACCTATTCCTAAAGAACAAGTACCTAACGCTTCGGGTGGTGATACTGTATATATAGGAAAAGAAATAGAAAGGAGTTAATTATGGGAATTAGTAAAGTTATTTATGGCGGAGACGTATTAATTGATTTAACAGCTGATACTGTAGAATCTAGTAAATTATTAACAGGAATTACAGCGCATGGCAAAGACGGTGAAGCAATTACTGGTAGTTGTAACTATGATGCTGATACATCAAACGCTAACGCTACTGCTTCAACAATATTAACTGGTTCAACAGCTTTTGTAAAAGGCGTTAAAGTAACAGGTGCAATGGTTAATAATGGTGCTGTGGCAGGAACGATTTCTGAAAAAGCAGGCGCATATACCGTTCCTGTTGGTTATCACGATGGTTCGGGAAAAGTCGTTATTTCCAAAACTGAACAGGATAAACTTATAGCAAAAAATATCCGTGAAGGTGTTACTGTTTTAGGCGTTCTCGGCACTCTTTCACCTAGCGAAAATATAAAAGCAGAACCAAAAACAGTTACACCTGCAAAAACAGCTATTACTGTATTACCTTCTAGTGGTTTTGACTATTTAACACAGGTCACAGTTAATGCAATTCCATATACAGAAACAGATAATGAAGCAGGCGGTGTAACAGTTACTATAGGATAGGTGATTATATATGTCAGTGAATAAAATTATATATGGTGGTTTAGCTTTAATTGACTTAACAGGCGATACAGTAACAAGTGATTCACTCGAAGTAGGTAAGACAGCACATTCACAAAGCGGTGAAAAAATTACTGGTTCTTTAACAAAAGGTAATTTTACACTTACTAAAAAAAGTGGTGATATTGTATATAGAACTGATTCTGGTTTAGCTTATTTTGATGTGCCCGTTATGTTAAAAGTGCCAGATACTAAAACTATTGTCCAAAATGAAGATAGTAATACTTTATCGTTATTTGCTTCATTTTTCGGAAATGCAAAACCAGAAGAAGTGCTGAAAGGTAAAAAATTTAGTTCGCAAAATGGTTTTAATTTAATAGGTACTTTAGAAGCTTCGGCACCTTTTAATATTCAAAGACTAACCGATGAAACCACGAAATTAAAATTTACAGCAAATAAAGTGTGGGTTTTTGGATATGGTAAAACAAGTTCTGCCTTATACTCATTTCACGGGAATTTGATTAACTATAGAACATCAGCAGGTAACCGCTCAACTAGTGTATCAGGCGGTTTTAATGTTGTAAATGGTTTAGTTAATTTAACCGTTGCTAATTTAACAGAAATAGATGTAGTTGTTATAGATGTAAATTCGGTATAGAAGGGAATGACTAAATTATGGAAAATAAATTATGTTGGCCTTTTGATGTTATTTTACCTATTGTCTACAATGATGCATTAACAATGCAAGAGAATTTACAAATACTCTTTAATAAGACAAATGAGGTTATAGAAAATGCAGATTCTGTACAGGATTTAGTATATAAAATATTACAAGCCTATGTAACTGATTATACAGTTACGCTTTCTTACGATAAAGAAAAAGAAACTATCAGTTTTGACTTAACATTGTCTATTTTACAACAGCCAGAAAATATTGTTGTAGATGAAGAAGCGACAGAAGTTAAGCCGTTTGCTTATATTGCAGGTGCAACCAGTTATCGTTGGGAATATTCGGTTGATAGTGGGAAAAACTGGTTCCCGTCCAGTGAAGAGGGTTCTAACACATATCAAATGACAACATTAGCTTTAACAGAAAGAAACGAATGGTTATGGCGTGTATTTGCATGGAACGATACAAGAAATATCTATTCAGATGCTATTTCTATAAAAGTAAAAGTTGATTAAGAAAGGAGCATATTATGGCAAATGTAAAACATTTTAACCTTGGCGGCACAAAAATAGATATCGGTGAATATGATGATACTGCCATTAGAGCTGATTTAAATGAAGAAATTGCTAATAGAGAAAGTGCAGACACTACACTTCAAACAAATATTAATAATGAAGCAGAAGCAAGAGAAAGTAAAGACACTGAATTACAGCAAGCTATTAACACACAAAAAAGTCGTATTGATAAAGCTTACAGTGTTACTTATGACAGTGCTACAGAAACAATTACGTTTACGCCAATAAGCTAGTGAGGTGATAAAGTGAGCAATTATGTAAGACATTTTAATATTGGTGGTACAGCTGTTGATATTCCATCCTATGACGATAGTGGAATCAAAGGTGATATCAGTAATATTAACAATAAAATTACAAATCTAGAAACAGCTGATAGTAACCTTGACAGTAAGATTGATAAAGAAATACAGGATAGAAAAGATGGAGATAATGCACTTAACAAAAAGATTTCTGATTTAAGTGGAGATATTGCTAAGAGCGCATATAAGCAGAATATTCCTTATCCATATCATAATTGTTATCTGGATATGACAAACGGCTCTGACAGTAATGATGGCCTGACAGCTGACACTGCTTTTGCTACTTTTGACAAAGCAATGGATGAAGCTAACAAGTGGGGTGATTTCCGTATTTATATCACAGGTGCTGGCACATATGAATGGACTAATCCTACATTAAACGGTGTAACGCTTCATGTCCGTCCTAGGGTAGATGGTGTTACTATCAAGATGGGTTATCAGAATAGTGGTATTGCCGTCTCTATTTACAACTGTCATATTAATTGGGGCGATAATGACCACCGAATGACAATTCAGATGCCAGAAAGTGCGGGTGTATCTGGTTCAACGCAGCCAATGTACTTCGAAAACTGTGCAACAACACTAAACAATCTGTTGCTTGACTTGCACTACAAGTTGGATACTTTTGGTGGCTCTCTGTATATGCATGACTGTCATATCAAGGCTAACTGTGACTTTAGACAGACAAACGGACAGTGTACAAATAACACATATGAACCCGTTTGGGACAGGACAACAAATCTAGCTGGGGGCATTATTGTTTATAATGGTTCAAATATGATGTTTGATGGAACAATTACCGTTGTAAATAATTTCCAGTATTCAATTCAGAACTATACGAACGTTGTAGGTGGATTAACACTTTTTGCTATTAGAGGCTCTATCGTAAGTATTTTATCAAAAATAACACTGTCAGCTGGTAGTTATAAGTTTGCTTTCATGTGGCAGATAAGCAATAGCTATGTTATTATGACTAATACTCGTTACCAAGATTTTAAGAGTAATGCATACTCAGAAAATGATAACAGTTCAATCCTTAATAGACATATTTATTACAACAACGGTATCATTAGTTGTTTACAGCCACCAGCATATACAGGCATGGCACGTGTAAAAGATAATGTGCTACAGCAGTGCACAGGTGTAAGTGAATTCGACCAGTCCGGCACGTGGAAGGATGTTAACAGACAGGTTAGATTCCTAGATGGTACTATCAAGTATTTTGATGGTTCTGAAGGTGGTGGAGATGATACATGGAAAGTAGGTAAAGGACAGACCAGAACTTCTAGCAAACTTGTTCAGTGTTATATCAACGATGATATTGGATGGCAGACTATTTATGACGTAGACAACCCACCGGATGGCAAAGATACTAACTATGTAGGTAAAGCTAGATATGATGGAGATGTGCCACAGGTTTACAAAGCGTCTGGTTGGACATATCCTAACAGAGCTGTAAGATACTTAGATGGTACAATGAAACACTATGATGGTGGCGATTCTGGCACAAATACATGGAAAGAGTCAAAAGGTGCCACACGTTTAACTGGACAGTTGTTCCAAGTATGGGATGGTAGCCAGTGGCTCACTGTTAAAGACTTTAGCCAGACATAATAATAAGCCCCTTGAGCATTTGCTCTTGGGGCTATTATTTTAAAGCTGTTCCCATTCTTTCGGTTTACCATTAAACTTGCATTTATATTCAAAACCATCAAAATAAGCAAATGGACAGACCGAACAATAATCCTTACTACTGCAAATCATACTTATCAATACACTAAACTTGATAATTTCGTCATAGACTTCTTTAATCATATATAACACCTCAATCCTTAGGTATATCTGTTAATCCTAATATTGTTATTAGTCCCCAACATATAGGAATAATCCATAATAAAGGAAACTCAAGTTCTAAACAAGAAAATATAAGTAATAGTTCTACAGCTAACGACATTATAATATAAATAATTATTCTTGTCATTTAAATTACTCCTAATCAATTATCTTTATTTCTTCCGTAAGAGATAGATATTCGTCTAATGATATTCTATCTAAATCATATGCCATTGATATTAAGCCAAGTGCGTAATCATAACCCAAAACTTTAGCTTTATCTCTATAAATCCAGTTTAACTTATTAGTTAATTTTTCACATGAACATTCAAACATGTTTCCTTCTCCTTTTTCTCATTCTTTCAACAGCCTTTATAAGGCGGTCGGTGTTATCAGCTTCCACAAGACGCTGACGGGCTATTTCAGCGCTTTTATTCTTACATTCAATATATTTGACGCATGAGCCGTGACAACCGATGTATCGGTCTGTACAGGCCTTGCATGGATATATAATACACATTTTCTAAACCTCCTTTAATTAGCCCATCTCTTCTTTACATCTATAGTATATCATGGGTAGTACCTAATGTCCAATGTCGTAAATTCATAGATGTATGAATTACATTCATGATTTAATACATACGCCTAGTTTATTATATCATATTTCGAATATAATGTCAAGTACAAATTTATTTACCCATTGCTTTAATGCTTTACTTTGCTAAGTGATTTGCATGCTAGTTAGTTATGAGTAACCATAGCCACCTCACTGTGGGAATTTAACGTGCTAAAGTGCCCCCATGCGTACTT